CGTTTCTTTCGATTGTGTTTGCAACATTTAACGCCTCTGCATTAAAATTCTGTCCGTCTTTATTAAGAATCATAATCTCAGCCAACGACCGTGCAAATTCTTCTGGAGAGCTATCCTCGAGTAAATTCTTAAGAGTTTTATCATTTATAACTTTTGCAAGTTTTGAATGTTTGTACAACTCTCTTGTTTTTCTTAACAATTGTACAACAAACTCTTTAAACTTTTCATAAAAAGAACTGTCTTCTACTTTTAAGGCTTTCCAAAATTCTTCTTGAGTAACCGCCCACTCCATAATAACCGAAGGCAGCTCATTAGTTATTCGGTCTGCACTATTATAGCTATCAGAGCGACCAGCAACAAACTCTTTTAGAGCCTTGTCGAGTTTTGGATTTTTTCTAATTAAGTTTTGAAGCATATCCCATGATGTTGGGTCTAAGTGTTGCATTGTGTGAACACCCTCATGAAACATTATAGTAAAGGGTCCAACACCGTTTTTCTGCATTGCGGTAATATACTCAGCCCTATTTAAATTTATAACATCAGCATACTTCCCTTTAACAAAAGCAGCTCTACCTTTACTAAAAACAGATTTCTCAAGTTTAAAATTGTAGCCAAAAACCTCATTTATTATTCGATTAGAAACTTCTATTTCCTTTGCGTATGTTTTTCCCCACGTGTCGTTAAAAACACTTTGCAGTGCATTAGCCTCAGCTCGACTAATTGCACCCTTTCCAACTGCTTCATTTAAAGTTTTAGAATTAGACTTAGCTTTTATCTCACTAATTGCGGTAGCTATTTTAATTATTTTAGCTGATGCTGTGAAATAGGTCTTTGGCTGTTTTTCTGGTGCGTCTGGAGATCCTGCTTCTTCTGCGAAACCATCAATATCATAATCGTGGTCAACCTTTTCTAAAATCCCTTTTTCAAAATCGGTAAGACTATTAAAATCTCTAGTCTTATATGCCATTGATATATTAGCATAAGCTCTTTTATATGTGATTGATAAATCTTTAATAGATACATCACCCTCACCTTCTAGTTCTTCAATTAATGACTCTGAGGCAGATTTTGTTAAGGCTGCTTCAAACGCTGAGTCTCGGTATTTTTCTAAAGCAAGATCAATACTTTTTAGCTCAGCTTCATTAAAGGTTGTAAAATCAATCACTCCTTCACCCTTTACTTGTTCCTTTATTTTTTTAGCTACAGTGCTATATTTATTGATATACTTTTTAAACTCAGGATCGTTTTGATATGCGTAGGCAGTAGCTTGCTGGGTCTCTCCAGTCTCCATAAACCTTGTTAGGGATTCATGCATATCAGCCTTAAGTGCATTTCTTCCTGCTTTTCTGTAGTTCATGGCAGACCCAATAGTTCCAAAAAAACCAACACCAATCCCTGTTCCAAAAAGAACATTTAACGCTGAGTCTTCAACACTATAGTCATTACCTAACTGTGTTTCGCTAATATAATACAATGGCTCTACAGCAGCATTACCGATAAACGCTTCTTTAGCATATTGCTTAGAAGTCTGAAGTGCAGCACCAAATTTTTTACCTTGTGCTACATACGCACTAGCTTTGTTTATACCCCTCCCTAAACTAAGGACCCTACCAAAAGGTATTAAGTTAACAGGGTTTACTAGCTCAGGTATCAAAGAGCCAGCCATTGCTGTTGCACTATATTGTGGGTTAACACGACCTCGTCGTAAATCTTGTTTAAATTTCTTACCAGCTACTAATTTTAGTTGCCCTGAGGTCATATTCTCATCGTAATCTAACCCAAGTTGTGCTTCGTTGTTTACTTGGTCAAACTCAGCTTTACTGACTGGAGTGTCGTTACCTGCTTCTTTATCAACTTCACCTGCGTACCAATAATCAATACCCTTAAATGTGCCGAAAGGTAGCCCAGCTAGTGTGTTTATAGCGTTTGCCATAGAAGCTCCGCTATCTTGAAAAGCAGCTTCAAAAGTAGAGGCTTGTCCAGATACTACCATTCCTTCATCAGAAAGGTTTGTTGGTCTTCTTAAATTTGAATCGTCGTATGAAAAAGCCATAAACTTAGAGTATAGGTACTATAGGCATTGCCTCAATAATTGCGTTTGTTGAGTCGGTTTGTTCTTCCTTGTATTTATCATAATCCCAATCGTCACCTAACCTATCTTTTTCTAAAAACATAAATTGAGCAGCAACACTTAAGGAATAAAATGGTAGAACTTCTCTGTTTCTTACCCTTGACGACTCATCTGAATCAACCAAAGACTCCAATCTAAATGTTCGAGCTACTACGTCAAGCTTATCGTTGAAATGGCTGTGAGGAACAATTGCTCTACGACCATCCTCATAAACTAACTGTGTGTGCATGTTCTGATCTTTGTTCCAAATACCAATTACTCTACCTAGACTACCATCAGCAGCTTCGCCGTCGTCCATCATAATAACGGCAGACCTAGGAATACCTGAATTATCTGTAACTTTTAACTCCGACAAAATCTTTACCAACTGTAAGTTACTTAATCTACCTAAATCAATATTGTCACCATAATCAGTTATTAAGTCTAGGAATTGGTTTTTGTAGCCTGATTCTCCAAGTTTTTGTGAAAAATTCTTGTAATCTATATCACCATCAATAACTGCGTAGTGTAACCCTATGGCAGCAGTGTCACGTGCCATATTGTCAATAACGTGCCTTTTTTCACCAAAGTTACTCATAAAATACTGAAAGGTGTCAGTGCCGCCCACGATACGCTTAGTACCTTGGAAACCACCAAGTAGACTTATTCTATAATTAATGTTCTCAGACCAAGTTGCTGGGATTCGTACTGGTATGTGCCCAGAAGTTGAAAACAAGCCCCCTAACCCTGAAGCATCATCTGTGTTACCTATAAAACCATTACTAGCACTTAGTTGTTCAGCATCAAATGTAAATGTTGCATTATATATTTCACCTCGTTTATTTAATAAAAAATCCAAGTTGGGTGCTCCGCTTTTTGCAGTAAGCTTACGATAATTATCAACCCACGTACCTTTTAAAAGAGTTGAATAAAAGTTTGCTCTAGCTGTGTCCCCAGCCTCATTTGCATATCTGATCTCACGAAGCACTGGCAATTCATGCGTATCTTCCTTGTTTGCTTTTTCTAGAAATCTACCCCACTCTTCCTCTTCCTTATCAGTAAAGTTACCAGATCCTGTGTTATACTTAGTTGAAAACATAATTGAATTCTCAGCCAACGTTAGAGGATCTGCACCTGTTAAACTTCTGTTACTCAACATCTCAACAAGATACCCTGTATGTGATTGTGTTGCAGTGGTTCCTGATCTATTCCTAAGAAACGCCCCATAGTGGGCAAGAGCCGCTGGGTTCTCTGGGTTTGAATCATAAAGGTCTTTTACCCAAGTTTTAAAAGCAATAGGGTCTGTGGTAAAATCTGGTACATCACCAGAAGGTAGGTTAATAAGAGGGGTTGTACTATACCCCAAAGCAGCAGCGTCATCTCTTGCTGTTGCTGCCTTATATTTGCTACCTAAGATAATTTTTAAAGCGTCGGTACCGCCTCCATTGTTAAAAGCATCCCTACCGTTCTCTGCTATACGAGCAACTAGAGCTCGATACCCAGCTGCGTCATCTGCTGTTAAATCTTCGTCAACATCTACTACATATTGTGGGTTTTTTAATGTAGCTTTCACATCAATGCTGATTGGCGTATCTACAGCAACGACGTTCCCATTTTCGTCCTCAATATTTACAGGCTTAAATTGACTTATTAGTTTACCAAGAGACTTGTGGCTTAACTGACCTGTTACGTTTAATTTTGATGTATCTGTGTTCTCCCAAGAAAGCTCTAATTGGTTAAGGGAGTTATTTAAGTCATTATTGTTAAAAGAGTTTACACTGTTAGATATCTGTTTATATACTGTCTGTGCTCCCTTTAAGTTAAGAGCTGCTTGATCATCTAAAAAGCTACTATTAGGGTCAGACATCTTTGCTAATGCTGAGTTAACTAAAGTTTCAACAGCTCTCTGGTCTGTATCTGTCATAAATGTTGCTAAACCGTTTTCTTCCCCCAAAAGAGTTAACATATTAGTTCTAACTGCTTCTGCTTCATCCAAATTTGTAGCCCTTCTTACTTGTTCAGAGAACACAGCCCTTGCGTTGCTACTCATACTAGCACGATACCCACTCTTTTTTGCTTCGGTTGTAACCGACTCTATGGCTGGATTATTTCCTGCTATTATGATTTTACTCAACTGAGTCATATAACCCTCTGGAGAAATATTCTGCTGAAGTCTAAAATTAGCTGTTGAAGTGTCCCCATTAAGCTCTAATCCATCTAACGTATTTGTGATTGTGTATTGGTGCTTAGTATTACCATGTTTTGTGTTTAACCTACCCCAATTCTTAGATAACCCTCCTGTATAAGGAGCATAGTACTGGGAATCAACTTTTCCCTCACTGTAGTTGGATAGGTCAAAAGTTTTAAGACTTGGGTCTAATGCATTAAACTGGGCTGTATACGTATCTATTTCTTGTTGATTACCTTTTGCATAAGCATTTGTTAAATTATTATTTACGGCGTCTACCTCACTTGAGTATTGGTTGTAAGCAGCGTCTGCTACAATCCGTCCAGCTGCGTCCTCTTTTCTTTTCATATGAGCAGCTACGTTTTGTGCAGCTTGTCCAGCTTGCTGTAGCCCTGCTCCCATGTCCGCAACCTTTACACCTTCGAGTGGACTTCTGAAGCTACGTATGTAGCCAAAAGAGTCTGCTGATGCTTGTTGTTGCTGAGGGGTGTTACTGTTTACTCGTATAGCCATTATTATACATATGTTGCTGCGGATCCTGCTGCACTAGCAAACGACCCTATTAAATTTGAAGTGGCTTGCATCTTCATCTGCCCAGCTCTTAGGTTAGCTGAAGTCTGTGCATTCTGCCCACTTAGTCTAGTAAAGAAAGCGTTGTTACGAGCACCAGCCAAAGTGTTGTTTGCTTGAGCCTCGCCGTACAGTCTTGAGAGCTTTGCAGTCCTATCATTTTCAGTGAGTTGTGCTCCCATTGACTGTAGCTCCATTGTGTATGCTAAGTCTTCATGAGCTATCTCATTAAACGCTTCCATCTCAAGACTGTTAAGCACATCTTTACTTAGATTTACGTTGGCAGCAAATGTTGAAGCTTTGGTTGCTCTGACTTTGTTAACCAAAGCAGTTCTTGTATTTTCATAGTTCTGAATGAGACCAAGCCTATTTGCTTTTACAATGCTACTTTCATAGTTCTTTTGATTTGCTTGAGCAATAGCATTATTTCTTTGGACACCAGCATTATACTCACCTTGAAGTTCTAAAGCTGTGGCGTTTGCATTGGCTACAGCAGAATCAATACGCCCTTGCTGTTTGGCAATGGTTGCTTGAGCACGACTAGCGTAGAAGCTGCTGATACCGCCTGCTAGCTGTAAGCCTGCTCCTACTAATCCAAATCCCTGTGATGCAGTCATTGTCATGTTAATTTAAATCCGTTTTTGTTATAAGTGATCCGAAGATAGTCTTATAGGGTTCATCCTGTACTAACTCTGGAATCTTTTCAACTCCAAACTTAGAATTTCTGACTGGTCTCTCTCTATCAAAGCCTGTGTACTTTGTCAAGGTTCCTAGTTCAGGTGATGTTGTTGCAAAAGTGTTTCCTGGTAATTTAATAGTGTCGTATTGATTATTAATACCGTGTTTAAATTTATGGCTTTCAAGGGTAAAGACTTTTTGTGAAATAATCCTTACCTCCTCTGTTCCAAAAGCTGGTTTGTTTTGTGCGTTCCAGTTTGGGTACATCATCTGCAATGTTCCTGTGTACCTTGTTCCATAAGCAACCGCTACCGTTCCGTTAACATAACTATAAGGTACTGATACTCCTGTGCCGCTAGGTGTAGTGCCCACTATAAAGTCACCGTGATATCTATCGTTAATAACTACACTAAGTACTGTTCCAACCGTTCTATCCGCAGTTGTTATGTGTAAAGCTCCTGCTGAAGAATTAGGTGTTAGTCGATAACTATCAATAGCAGTTGCGTTGTCAAGGAAGTATGTTGGCTCGTTTATTGAATCAACTTCAGAAAACAATCTTTCATAACTTACTTCGTTCCCTCTTTTTACAGTAAGCCATACCTGATCAACACCTGAAACAAAACCTTTTCTTAATACTGAGACGTCTATAACAACTCCATCTGTCTCATGTTTAGACCAAGCATAAAAACTTTCTTGTCTATTATACGCTAATACATATAAAAGCCCTGAGGTAGTCACTACCCATAACCTATCTTGTGGATTGTTTTGGTACTCTATCTTCTTTATTGTGTCTCTAACAAATGTTGGGTATATAAACTTAGCTACATCGTCTGTAGTACCTGATTGAATGTTAGAATCAAACTTATACTCTAAAAGCTCTGTTGAGGATTCATCTGGAAAAAAGATAGAGGTTCCTGCAAGAACACCATCTTTTTTACAACCAATGTCATCAACCAATTCTACACGGACAGTCTTAGGACTGACTGCTGCATTAAACTGATTTGTGACAAGTTTAAACACACCGTGTGTCGTCCCTATAGTTAAATCAGAACCAGCAGACAACCAAGTAACAGCAGCGTTAACGTTGCTGATACCATAAGATATACCATCGGTGTCAAGAACAAGGCTATCATCTTGAGTAGGTGAAAAATCATCCTCGCTGTTTAACCTACTGAAAAACAATTGGTTTGGATTTGAGTAAGTTCCTCCAAAAATTCTTCGTTGCTCATACTTAGCTACAGCCTTTGGATAGTTTTTAGGGAACCAAGCCCCTAAACTAAACTCTAAAAATATACCTTTATTTTCATAACCTCCACTAGCACCATCTCTAGGAACAACATTGTTTAATGATGCTCTTGCAGTTTTTGAAGTAAGGACTTTTGTAATTTTTGAATAAACTGTTCCACTAGGTAACACACCTTTTATATGCCTATTAGTTGAAGTAGTTTCGTCAAATATATCCAGAGTCGATGTAATGGTTACTTCATTAGCAACCTCTGTTACTACAGTAGCAGCAACTGTTGTCTTTACTAATAATCCTCCAGTGTTTGATGATGCATTGTACTCTTGTACTGTTAAACTACTATCACATTTTACAATCTCTAAAGATTTAGCGGTTGTTAAGTTACCCACTACCGAAGTAGTTCCGTTGCTGTGTGTAGTAATTCTAAGTGTAGCGTCACCAGTTGGATCAGCACCTAAACCAGTAATCCCGTTAAATACAACTGTAGTTGCTGTTACCACATCTACTGTTTGATTACCATTTGGCGATGATCCACTTGAAACTGCTAGCCCTGATATATTTACGGTATCACCAACCTTTATGCCGTGGTTTAAAGGAACGGTAAAAGTAAGGTCCGCGGAAGATCTAGCTATATCAGCATTAAAAACAAGAAGCTCTTCACCTTTAAACTCGCCACCGTTCCAAACAAAAACCCTGTTCGCATCTGGTCTTATCTGTGCAGCCGTAGTCTCAGCAATATCAACAAGATCAAAACTTGAATCACCAAAGGATTTATAAACACTTCCGCTGTCATACACTGTGTAGTCATTTGTTTGAGATGTTTCTTCTATGTGTTGATTACCACTAAAAAATGTTGTGGGGTGTGTCTCTAAACCTAGATACTCACTAATCCTTACCCAACGAGTTAAACCAAATTTTGAGTCCTCACCAAGCACCACTTTATTAGAACGTCTGTCATCAGCAACTCTTATCCAAGTGCCCACAGTAGATGTGTTAAATATATCAACATCTGTACGTAAGTGAACCTCACCATCAGGAACACCTTCTTGAGCTAGTATCGTTTCTTGGATACTACTGTTGGTTGTTTCTGCGTTGTCTAATAAGAACAACTTGGCGTTAGGTGCAGTTATATCTGTTACAAAATCAACAGCATCAACGTATATAGTAAAGACGTATGGATCTGCAGTTGTACCTGCACCAGTCCTTGTTGGGACTCCAACCTCTGAGTAGTTTGTTGAGTTAGTAATAACTTTACCTAAAACAGTTTTTCCTTTTAAATCATATTCAATGTAATAATTCGTGGGTGTTGATGCATCTTTTATAGTCTGCAACCCAGTATCTGTACTAACAATCTTTACGATCTCTTCGCCTTTTTCAATACGTAATACATTATCAGATGTGTCTGGCTCTAAGAATGGTTCTACTTTTGCTGATAACTCAGTTAGACTCCAATTTCCAAAACCCTGATACGAAACTAATGTCCCTAAATCCAAGAAGTCAGACGTTATTAGTTTTAAACCTGTGATGTCTTTTAACTCAAAACCAACATACCCTAAACCTCCTGATAAAGTTCTTGGCATATGATTAGGGTGTGTTATGTACAATTTGTTTGTTTCTGAACTAAACCTTAAATCCTTTAACTCTTCATTAGAATATGGTGAATTAACAGCGTCTACTAACAACCCTCTGTTAGAAAATATTTTTATTTTAGTTGCTCCAAACACAGCTCTAAATATAAAGTTTTCATCAAGCCCAATTGCGGCACTAACAGAATTCTCAAACGCAGAGTCAGTTTCTTTAGTGACAAGCTCAAAACCAGGTCTGTATTCAGCTGGTCCTTGAACCGTCGGAAAGAAATTAGTAAACTTCCTAGAAGAGTTAGCTGCACGATCTAAATCAATTCGTCCAACTAAATGGTCGCTTATTAGACCTCCTGAAAAATTTGTGCTAACATTACTATACCGAGCCATATCTGTAGTGAGAATCTAGTAGTTGGGAGTTACCGTCGTTTATATAAGTCTGTGCTGGACTTGACCTACCTTCCAACACTCTTGCTCTTCTTAGTGCTTGCACATACATAGTATAGATAGACTGTTGTCTGTTATCATCACCTGACAATTCAAGTGCCATTGACTGTGCCATGTATAATGTAACAACCCTTACTAAGAATGCTGGCATCCTTCCTGCCTGCTCGCCTTGAGCAAGGTGGGTGTATTTACCATTTGAAAGAGTCTCAGGTGCATTTAAGTCTGGTACGAACGAATAATACAACTGAATCTTTGGTCCTTCTGTTGTAAATAGATACGGTGTATCCTTTCCTGTAGCTTGTCGAGTGCTGTAATCACCAGCCGTTAAGTCACCATTTATATCTTGTGTTGTGTAGTTATCTACTACCCAATCTAATATATGCTGTCCTGTTATATCAGTTACTTTTAATATTAGGTTGTGATGAAAGTGTTGATTTGATTCGGTACTAGAAATATTTAAATCAACTGCTTCGTACCTATAAGTCCAATGGTCGGCTGGTTTATCTACTTGATCTAATGTGGAACATTCAACGCCTTGGGCAACAAAACGCCTTGTGTTGTACGCAAAAATGTTCTCGGAAAATACTGAGTTGACTGCATCATTAAATGCTCGGTTAGCTATCTCATAGGTAGCACTAGTTGTGTCATCGGACTCAAGATGGTAGCTCCCTACCATTCTTAAGGCGTTATTTATTATCTGTAATTTTGAATGTGTTATAGCCATTATTATAAAAGGGAGTACCCCCTAGCATAGAAGCTAGGAGGTAACTCGAATAGTTTATGCCTCTTTACAACGGACTTCTCCAGAAACTTCACCCCACATACGAGATGCATCAGCACAAAGCTTGAAGTAAATGTATGGAATGTTTTTCTTGGATGGGTCTCTCCACATATCACCTTTAAGACCAGAACCAACTGACATCTTAAGTGCTTTAGGAGTTGCAACAATAACACGACGGCAACCATCATCGTCCACTGGAAGTCTCTCAGTGTGAATGAAGCGGAAGCCCATGAATGTTGTAACGTTACCTTCTGCAAGGTTTTTGCGGACTGAGTAATCAGAATTGATAACCTCGTCAATACGTAATAAATCATCAAGCTGACGTGCACCAACAAAACAGTTGATTACTTCGTCTTGCTCAATTGACTGTAGACGTAACATTGTGTGGCGAACCGCACGAAGTTTGTCTAGAGTAAGACCAGAAGATGTTGATGATCCTGTAGCTACATAATTTTCTGTAACTGTGAAACCTTCTGTGTCTCCTGCTACAACACTATACTTACCTGAAGTAGTGATTGTACCTTTTGATTTATTACCAACAAAGATTAAATCATCATTAATATTATTTTTAGCTGTAGCAAATGTGACGTTAGTACCGCCAGACTTACCTGTAACTGCAGTTCCGAAGAACTTGTCGATGATGATATCATCCATCTTACGTTTACCTGAAGCAAGTAATGCTTGAGTGTAAGCGTTCATTGGGTCAGTGATAACACGTTTTAGGTCTTTTTCATCAATGTATTTACCTAATTCGTAATCCACTAAACCAAGACGACGTCTGTCGTGATCGATTTCTGAGTTTGGATTGGTTCCAAAACGAGATGTATCTTCCGCCATGTCAGCTGCTGTGCCGATACGGTCGAAGTACTGATACTCTTCGTTTTGTGTTTCTGATTCAAAATACGGCTGAAGCTTTGATTCCGTTTGTTGATAGGCTTGCTCGAAACCTTCACGGAAAGCTGCAACGTATGCTTTTTCTATAAAATTCTCTCCGTTAGACGCCGAAGCGTTTGAATAACCTTGAGAACCTACTGCTGATAATGCCATGATTTTTCCTTATTTTATAATTAGAATGAATGAATAGTTTGGTTTTCGACGAGCTACCCTTTCGGACTCTTCTAGTTATACGTAACTAACGGCTTTCTAAAGCTGATATTGGACCCAAAAAAATAGGCTACCCAATATACATCGAATAGCCTATAAATATGGTTATGTCAAGCTACTTTAGCATTAACCGTACAGCTTTGAATATAATTCAGCTCGTTTGTTAAGAATCTCATCTCTTTTACTTCTCTCTAGTGGAGATAGTTGTGATGGGTTAGATAATATTAACTCCTGATTTACTGCGTCAATGTCTTTAATCTGTGCTTGGATGTTCATAGAACTGTTCTCCCCAAACCCATTTGGTACGTTGTTGTTCAATGAAGGTAATGTGTCCCCTGACACTTTAGCTACTTTGTGAAACAACTTAAGCATTCCTGGGTGATTAGCAATAGTTGGGTCTTGTACCAACTCATTTAACTCAGGTATGTCTTGGGCTAAGGCACTAAAGGCTTCCTTACTTTGTGCAAGGTTGACATCAAAGTCCTCCTTCCACTCAGTCATAAGTTCCATCTTATACTGCTTTAGTGAATCGTTTACTACCGTTTGTTCGTTAGAGCCACCACGCATTAAGCTTTCAACTGTACTAGCGTACATGACATCAAACTGTTGTTGAGTCAGCCCCATCTGTCCAGCTAAGTCAACCATTGCCTGCAAACCTTCTTCGTGCAGCTCTGGTGCTTGTACGTCAGCGAGATCCTCTGGTAGGGTAAGATCACCTACTTCAGCTACACTGTACTCGTCATCTGCTGGACGTAGGTGTGAGTAGAACTCATTCCAATTGTCCTGAGTCCAGTCTTCTTGTGGAGCTTCTAATCGTTTCTTTCCTAAAGCACTCTGTGCGTTGAGGAGTTGGTTAGCCAAGGATGGTAAGTTCTCTGTTTCAAGAAAAGCTTTACTACCCCTAATATCTTCAGGTAATGTATCAACAAATTGTTTATACATATCTGGAGATGAAAAATCTACACTAGATGTAGACTCCTGTGTTTCTGTTTGTGCAGGTTCGCTGGACGACATCTCGCTACCCAAGCCTGCTGATTGTGTGTCTTCTTCACTCATTGTTTTCTAATTCTATTCTATTTATAATTTGCTGAGGATCGTCCTCACCAATTAAATTTAAAAAAGACATAGCCAACCTACGTCTGCCTTCGGCTTCTCGTAACTTATTTGTGTCTGAATGAAACACAGGCTTAGTAACGTGGCACTCTCTAAGAAGGACATTGAAAAATCTCTGTCCAGGTTTTGTCTCTAGGATAGCAACAAGGTCGTTCCTTAAGCTGGCACGATCCTTGAGCTGGTCAAGGTTTCTTAATTTCATTTATATGTTTAACAGATTACCCACTTCAGGATCTACTTGCTTTGCTTGTGCAATATCTTTTACAGCTCCTGCCATTTGTGGTGCTTGTTGCATGACCATCTGTTCTTGTTCAGCTTCCGCTGCTGCTGCGTTCTCGGAATCAATATCTTCTTGAGATCTGATGACCGATGGGCTTACATTCCTGTATTTAGCGTAGCTGTCAAACAGCTCACGTCCATCTATGGATTGTAACAGTTCTGGTTTAATCTGAGCAAGAGGTGCTAGATCACGCATAAAGGCACTAATATCTGAAAGTCTAGTAGCGTACTGTGCTTGTGCACTTGGGCTAGTATAGGCAACTTCTAGATCTGCTCCATTAAGAGATTCAGGAGCGTCTGGAAGTTCTCCGCTTCTGTTAAGAAGTTCATAAGTAATTTCGATTGCTGGTCCTAAGTACTCAGCCTCCATCCTGTTAAGTAGTGGTGCTAATTGATTTAACATCTGCCCACGACTATCTTGGATCTCTAAAACTGATTGACGTTCTTTCTTCTCTTGTCTGATAATCTGATCAACAAAGAATGAGCGGTTGATAGTCTCACGATACATGCGAACCATCTCCATCATATACTGTGGTTGGTTACCTGCTAAGATCGGCTCTGGCTTTGCACTTCCTGGTTCGTGGAACATGATCTGTCTAGAACCGTACTTCATTGGAAGCATGATACTATCTTCTTCAGCTGTAAGCGTTGGGAAGTTTAAGTACTCTGCAGAAGTTAACAACTCCTTTACCATCTTGTTAAGTACGCGTATCTGAGACAAGCATGTAAATGCTGGACCACGCCCATACACTTCATCTGCTAGCTTAGACCAACGAGGTACTAAGAATGAAAAATAACTTGAGCCATCTACAGAGATAGGCTCTTTTAATTGAGGAGACCAGTAAGTGACAACGTACGGTCTTTCGTTACCTACACGTCCACCTTTTTTAGCTACTTTATTATCGTTTGGTTCGATAGTGTACACCAACTCGTATTTGTCATGCACTGACTTACTGGCATCAAAACCCTGCATCTTCTCCACTTGTGGGAACATCTGCATTAACTGACGTGCTGTTTTGTAGCATCTGTAATACACTGTGTCCACCTGTCCGTGCTGATTTGTATCAAAAAATACATCAGCTAGAGGTCTTGCTCTGAAATTAACTACGCCATCAATATATGATATCTGAACAGGTGACGTACCATACGCACCAATATCTAGAAAACATTCGTGTGATGAGGAATAAAATTGTGACTCAGGTAGTGAGAACTCATGTAGTATCCTATCAGATACAGCCTGTAAGTATGCAAGCTCCTTGTTATCTAACTCACCTGATGGCTTGTTCTTTACCTTCAAGTACATCCAACGATCTGACTTCGGCACTAGATTAGATGCTAACCCATTAGCAAACATCTGATTACACCATACGGCGGTATCATCAAAGATCTCTCTAGATCCATCATGTTGCTTTTTAGTCTCGCCGTGATCAAACCTGTTTGAGTTAGGTCTGACGTACCTTTGAGAATCCATGAACAAACTATCAAGGTTTGACCTTAATAGCTTAAGTTCTTCGTATCGTTGTTTTAAGTGTTTGTGCATTACTTATAATCGTGAGCCGTAACCAAGTCCAGAACTAGATCTACTCTGTGCTCCTCTTGACCTAGTAGTCCTTCTACGTACTAACATACTTGGGGATATGACAGACGCCCCTGTACCTCTTTTAGCTTGACGAATCGGTGCTGCAACTGGTGCTGGGGGTGGTGGAGGTGGTGGTGCTTTCATCGACGAGGACGCTTTCATAGCCTGCGTCTGCTGTGCAATGGCTGCAGTTTGTCGGTCGGCTGCTGCGGTTGCCTGCCTCTCTAGCTTCTTAGCGTTCTTGCTGGCGTCTCTGCTAGTCTTACCAATTGCCCCAATCGCTGCTCCTCCGATTATTGCTGCTGTGCCTCCGATTGCTGCTGATCCTATTGCTGCTCCTATTGCTGCTCCTATAAAACTCATGATAATTTATGTTAGTTGATTGTGGAAGTCATGTGATACAAGATCTTTTGTAATCTCATCTACGTCAGTCTTCTCAGTTCTTTGGACTGTGACCCACGTAGTATCCTCATGTATATATAAAATTCTTTTTGTACCAGCCTCTGTGATACCAGAGTATGGGGCAGTAATCTTCTCAACCCCTTCTTCTGATGCTACAGAAACAACACCACTTAATATAAAGTATGGGTGCTTTTGTTTATGGGTCTTGCTTATGATGACCTGACCTGCTGGCATGAAAATCTTGCGTACATACATCCCATCAGCGAATGTGTGCTCAAGTGGATTTGTTTTCTCTATCTCTTTCTCGTCAGTTAGCACACCATCCATATCAGCGATCTGATTCTGGACTGCTATAGCCTTATCATTAAAGCTTACGTCTTCTGCCAACACAGAATAAACTAGATTAACGTTCTCCATTTATATAGTCCATAACCCTTAATTACCATAATGTCAAGTCTTACCAGCTAAGTTTAGTTACATCGTACGTGGCTTTCTGTTTCTTCTCATCTAGCTTCGGTTGCCTTAATCCAACAGCCATTGTTCTAAATGCATCTGCACCATGAGAGTTTGAATCGTGGACAGGGGTTTTTCGGAAAACCTGTTTCGTAGAATCAAAGTCTTTGTGATATCCCTTCAAAGCTTCTATTCCCCTTGCACACCCCTCTTTAGAAAACCAACACTTAGGTAGCATCGCTCTCACCGCATCGATTCCGTCGATAACTGGTAGCTTCTTTACTGTGGTAAATTTTAAGCCCATGCTCCGTGCGATCTCTAGTCGGCTCTTACCTGTACCTAGTTCTCTTACCTTGATGTCGTGTGGAGCGTAATGCTTCCCAAAGACAACATCTTTCTGCACAGCAAACGTATTTAACTCACGAGCGTAGTGGGGTAACCCCTCCCCACTATTCTCGTAGTAATGCACTAATCGTATTTCGTTCTTAAATAATTGAAAAAACCAGATAGACGTAGCGTCGTCCATCCCCAAGTCCCATGCTGTGTGTACAGGTAGAGTAGGCTCTACAGCAACTCTGTCAAGTATTCTTTTGTCTTGGTACGCTTTTGATATATATGATCCATAGTACGATCCCTCCACAGGTGTCTTGAACGAACACATATACTCAGACTGGAATCGTGCTTCGTTGTTGAGCTCGTCTCTGGCTTTGCGTAATTCGTCTGGGGCAATCGCCTTTGTGTCTTTGACAGATAGGTGGCTACTATACCACTGCCCATCTGCTTGGGCTTTTAGTAAAATTTTATAGAAGTGGTTCTCTCCACGAGGTGTACCATTGAATAATGCCCACCCACCATTCTCCGCTAAGATCGGATTGATCAACTGCCACGCACTAGGATCAGATATACTATACTCAGAAAATACTACGCCCACTGGATTTGCTCCCACCATTTTATCAGGGTCGTCAGATCCCATCAACTGAATGACAGATCCATTCGCCAAGTGTATCCGCATCTCTTGTTCGCTCTTGCGTTCAACTATCTCCTTTGGAAAGTAATCAATGAACTTCTTACCTTCTCCTGTCATGCCGTTCCATACGATACGACGTGCCTGATTACCATAAGGTAGAACGTACCAGTATGTGCCAACTCGTTGCAGAGCCTTCATAGCTACAATGTTTACACAGGTCAGATCCTTGCCTGCTCGACGATGCCAAGCAACAACAGCTCGTAAGCTGCGTTTGTTCTGAGTCATGTATTTAAGAAGTGGTAGCTGGTATGTCCTAGGCTCCCATCCCTGTGCTGGCACTTGTACGTTCATTTTAAAATTCGTCTGGTTCTGATTCTTCGTTGTCTTCTACTTCAGCGTCCCA